CAATTCTTTTGAGCAAGTTGCGGACCTGGCTGGGATTCCAGTTGTTATTGCCACGTGGTGTCTCAATGCCACGAGCTGTCAGTGCTGTTGCGATATCACGCAAGGTGTTAGCGCCAGACTTCTTGATGATGTCGTTGACCACTGGTGCAACTTTTTCTGCAAAGTTATCGGCCTGCTGCTTGATGACTTTGATGCCAGCCTCTGAGCCGACTTCTGGGTGAGGACTACCTAGCACCTTACCTCTGCGCTTTAAAGCCTGCAGGGCTGCGCTAGTGCGCTCAGAGATACGCTTGGCCTCGTACTCCGCAAAGACTGCCATCATCTGTAGGAACGTGCGATCGGCCTCTGGCATATCGGCACATACAAATGGCACTTTGCCGTTGAGCAATGTGGAGATGAACTGCACATCACGTGCGAGGCGGTCTAGCTTGGCCACTACTAATGTGGCTTTTTGCTTTTTAGCCAGGTCAAGTGCAGCCATGAGACTTGGGCGGTCTTTAAGGCGCTTGTGTGTGCCTGACTCAATCTCGGTGTACTCGCCAATGATGGACCATTTGCCACCATTGAGGAATGTATTTACCAGCTGTCGTTGAGCCTCAAGGCCAAGGCCTGATACGCCCTGCTTGTCTGTTGATACTCGGTAGTACGCTACGAATTTGCCTGTGTGCGGTGTCATGTGGACGCTCCTGTTTATGGTTAGGTCCTGTCTGTGATATCGGATTGATATCACTTGTCGCTATTCTATTACAAAACCCATAAGGTCTGTAAACCCCCTTTCTTATACAAAGTTATAGGGACTTTCCCTAATGGCTAGTATCTTGTACAGAATTCAATAGGTAGAATTGATATCTAGTTGAAATCAAACGTACAAAAGCCATGCAAAAAACACCCAAAGTAGCGATGCTCATACGCCTTAGACCTAGCACTAAGGAACTGTTGGACGAGGCCTGCAAAGAGCAGCAGCGCTCACGCTCTAGCCTGATAGACCAGCTTATTAAGGATGTTTTAACCAGGCAGTACGCAGACTTGCATAGCAGGCTCGATGACTTAGTTGCGAGGCAATCAGCATGACACCTAAAGAGGCAACCAAGTTGTTAGACATGGCCAAAGATGGTGATGAGATAAACGGTGAAGAGATCCCAGAAGAGGTAGTCACCGAGGCGCTTGAGTGGACAGACGATATCGAGGCATACGATCCACCGTGTGAGGCAGTCGAGGCCTGGGTAGAAAAGATGCGTAGGAAGGGTGTCCTGTGATCACCACCATCCTGACCGTTGATCTAGGCACACGCACTGGCTGGGCAGCACTCACGCAGGGCAAGGTTGTACATGGATGGGTAGATCTCAAGCCTAAGCGGTTCGAGGGTGGCGGTATGCGCTTTCTCAGGTTTAAGCAATGGCTTGGTGAGGTAAGCGCCAGCGTTGGAGAGATCCAGGCGGTTTACTTTGAAGAGGTCAGGCGTCACCAAGGCGTGGATGCAGCTCACGTTTACGGTGGCTTGATGGCCACGTTGACTGCCTGGTGCGAACACCACCAGATCCCTTACAGCGGTGTGCCAGTGGGGACTATCAAGCTCCACGCTACTGGCAAAGGCAAGAGACACCAGAAGAGCAAGAGGCATTCAACCAGGTTGAGCGCAACAGCAAGGTCAAGCAAGAGATCTTGCGTAACCCCAGTAAAGAGACAAAGCTGCTGCTGGAAGTGGCGCTGCTGACTGACCTGGTGCGTCAGCTTGCAGACCGTGTGCGCCAGCTGGAGGGCAAGCAATGACAAACATTATTTTGATATCTCTGCTTGCATTTCTGTGCGGAATTGTGTTTGCCTTTGTGGCCATTTCGCTGCTGATCTTCTGGAGCTACCAAGATGAATAAGACCAAGGATTACATAGCGCTGTACAGAGATGAGGACGGTATCGTTGTCGGCAGCGAAACCGTTAACCATGAAGTCAGACAGTGGCTGGCCACCATCGAGGAACTAAAGCTGGCGCTGTACACCGAGATGCACAAGGTTAAGGACTATAGGCAGCTGCTGGACGAGACACGCAAGATCACGCTAGAGCTGGCCAAGAAGATTAACCAGGGAGCTGGTCAATGAAGTGTCCCCATGGAGCAACTCAAGTTGACCAGGATAGAAAACTTAGCCAAGGCCAGTAAGAGCAGGACTAGAGCGCCCAGGAAGTCTAAAAAGGCTAGTTATGCATGAGACACAAGTACATCTACAGGAAGGCAAGCAATGCGCCATCACCCAGCCTGGAATGCCTGCTGATGGCGTGTGGCAGAGAGTTGTTAACGACTTGGGAAGTCTTGCGGGACAAGGCGTTGATAGACAAGCATCTAAGTCAGCTAGACGCTCTATATGGCGCAAACGCAGAGGCCAAGGTACGCCAGTACATGAGAGAGATACACAGAAATGAGCGCAATGCCAGATAACGTGCTGCCATTTGAGCTGCCAAAAAAGCCCAGGCTAAAGCTCCAAGACCCACTGCCAGACCAAAGGAAGATTGTTGTGCTGCCATTCAAGGCAGTGTTTGACAAGGATCTTGGTGCAGCTGGTGTAGCAGTCCTAGCAGGCCTGTGTGCGTTCTGCAACCGTGCTGGCATCACTTGGGTTAGTCAGAGAAGACTAGCTGGTGACTTAGGCATAAGCCAGCCAGCAATCAGCAGGCAGATCTCAAAGCTTAAGAAACTAGGCTACATCGAGGTACTCAGGAAAGGCTATGCAAATGCCAGGAATGAGACAGTCAGAGTAATCTTTGATCCAGAGATTACAGCTGAAGAGGCTATCGCCATGGTGTCCAACAAAGAGGATGCAAGGCCACCAGGACTCATAGCAGCTGAAGAAGAAAGGTTACAGAATGAGGTAGACAAGGAAGGCCTCAGACGCATAGCAGAGATGCTAAAGGAATCCATCACCAACCGTAACAAAGTAACACCAAAGGGGTACGAAATGAAGAGAAAGACTAAGGCATCTACATCTGTGGATAACACACCTACATCTGTGGATAAGTCTGTTGATAACAATGTGGATAACTTAAATGAGCGATTACATAGGGTTATCAGTGTCGATAACATAGGGTTATCAAAAGACACCGTATTTAACACTATATCTATTAATATTAATGTTATGAACAACAAACAATTAAAGCAGTATTCAAAAGCTGAGATCGAGGCCAAACTCGAACTGCTGCTGCCTGCCTACCATGCCGAGGGCATCGAGCCTACCGAACAGGCGCTGGTTGATGGGATCATGCACATGATGGCAACCCAGACCAAGATGAATGCTGTTTAAACGCAATCTAAGCCACCTAGAAGGCCATGAAACCATCCAGTCAATATCAGGGTAGCCACAAGGCACATCAAAGCCTTGTAGAGCCTGCTATCAGATGCTGTACTGAACGCATACCAACGTATGGGAACGGTACAGGGGGGTGGCGTACCTATAGAGAGGCATGGCAGGGGAGTGCTTGGGCAGTGCAATCCTGCGTTGTAGCACTTTCGATGTACCCTCCCCCCACCCACCCACCTCACCGTAGGGGGACCTCAATGAATTTTTCCCCAATTTCTTTCTGTATACCTTTCACTACATTTGTTTTTTCTCTATTTTTTCAACCAAAGGACTAAGTTAATGACTACTAACTATGAATTAAGACCTGGCCAGGGATCTGCTTTTAAGAACAAGAACAAGACTGAGGATTGGCATCCTGCGTACAAGGGTGAGGTTATGTTGCCTGATGGGACGCTGCACTGGATTGATATCAAGCCTGGTAAGACTAAGGCTGGTGAGTATTGGTTTGCTATCAAGATTGGTGCGCCAAAGCAGCCTAGACAGAATGGCCAACAACAAGGCATGGTGCTTGATGTGCGTTATGGCGCTCCAAGTGATGCTAATGGTCAACCTTACCCTAGACCTCAAGCTCATCCTGTTTTTGCTGCTCCAGCTGCGCCTATTGCCAAACCTACCCCTGCTGCCAATGCTGTGGCTGCTATGGATGACGATATCCCATTCTGATGGCACGTACTAAGTACCCGACTCAGATCCCGCCAGTAGCTGGCTGGGGTGGAACCCGCTCCATTGTCAGACGTCTGGAGCGCTCCACTACGCTGGTCAAGAACAAGGAGGCCACTGCGTATGCTTTGCTGGCAATGGCTAACACCAAGATCACTGACATCATGAGCTGGGATGAGTATGGCCATGTGAAGGTCAAGCCTAGCCACTTGATCCCAGAGACTGCGCTGATGGCCATTAAGAACATCAAGGTGCGTGTGGACAAGGACGGTGCGTCTAGTTTGGAGATTGATCTCTATGACAAGGTGGCGGTGCTGCGGATCCTGGCTAAAGCTAGTGGTTTGCTGGACAACCCAGACAACGAGGACAAGCCTAGCGTGATTGGTATCAATGTACGTGCGCCAGATGTTGTGGATGTAGAAGACAAACCAAGGGATGACCATGAAAACTAAAGAGCATTCGCCACGTGAAATACCAATGGCTGGCTTGAATCTGGACTTTAGTAAAAGCCCAATTGTGTATGACATGATCCAGTCAAATGCTTTTGTGCAGGGGCTTATGGGTCCTGTTGGCTCTGGTAAGTCTTATGCCTGTGCAGCCAAGATAATGATTAAAGCTGTCCAGCAAAAGC